GTTACAAGGCTCGTGAGCGTTATTCGTTTGGCTGGTCGGACCCACTGGGTATGTACGGCTCGCAAGGCGCGTAATAAGAGGGGGGCTTTACGCCCCCCTTTTTGTAGTATATAAAGTAGTTATTCCGGGATTTATCCGGTACGTCAAACAGGCTCCCGGCCTGACTTCATGCAGATTGACGTGCCTAACCGCATGAGGAAAAACATGGCTCTTTCTACCACCCAAAGTATTTGGCGTTCGGGCGGCGGCGATCAAACTCGCACCGCATATTGTGGCTCCGGCGTCATGGCTGCTCAGTTCTACATCGCTGATGCTTCCCCAGCTACTGCTGGCACCAACGTCAAAGTCTCGTCTGCTTCGGGCGCAGCAAACCTCATTCTCCCGTCTGGCGCTGTTATCGTTTCTATTTCGGTAACTGATGCTGGTGCTGGTACTTGCGATATTGGCGCAACCGGCTACACCTCTGGCACGGCTGACAACAACTTCTTCGCTTCTGCGCTGGACGTATCTGCTGTCGGCACCACTTCGATTGGCTCGGTTGTGACAGGCGCGGCGCTGACAGAAATGTCGTATGTGACCGTGACCGACAATACTTCGGCCTCGGGCACTGTGGCTGGCGTAATCACTTACTTCGTTACCGATCCGCTGGTTGGTCAGCAGAACGTCTAATAATCTTAGGGGCTTCGGCCCCCTTTAAAACAAGGAGATTATTATGGCAATTGTATCGTCTATAACCAGAGTCGGAACTTACGAGCCGTTTGAGCTACAGGTTGCTCGCGGGCAAATTACGATGCACAAACCGTTATTTAAGTTTGGCATTAACGGCGATGTCGGCACGTCTGCAGAGACAGTTTGGGCGCAAGGCGGAACGTATGTATACCCCGCTTCTGCCACTGTAATGAAAATTTCTAGTTCCAGCGCGGATGACGCGGCGGCTGGGACTGGCGCAAGAACAATTTCAATTGCTGGTCTTGATGCTAACTACAACGAAATTAGCGAAACAGTAATTCTTAACGGTCAGACCGAGGTTAACACGATTAATAGCTACTTGCGTATTTTTAGTATGTTTGTTGTTACCGCTGGTTCTGGCGCAACTGCCGTAGGCACTATCTACGCTGGCACAGGTACTGTTACCTCTGGTGTTCCTGCAACTGTATACGGCATGATTGCTATTGGTGCAAACCGAACGCAGATGGCGTTTTGGACTGTGCCTGCTGGGTACACCTTGTATTTGATGGGTGTTTTTTATTCATCTGGAAATTCAACCGCAAACGCATTTACAAACTTTCAGTTGATTCAACGTCCATTTGGTGGCGTGTTTGGACAGCAAAGTTCTACACGAACACCCGGCAGTGGAGACTTTGTGCTTGACCTGCACACACCAATTGCTTTTGCTGAAAAGACAGACATTGAAGTTAGAGCAATTGCTTCAGCCGGAGCTTCTAGTGTGTCTGCTGAGTTTGAAGGTATTTACATTAAAAACAATAGTCAAACGGTGTAATCATGGCTAAGTCTCCGGCATGGCAGCGCAAGGAAGGTAAGTCCGAGAAAGGCGGCTTGAACGCCAAAGGACGAGCTTCGTACAACGCAGCTAATCCGGGGAAGCCCGGTCTGAAAGCCCCACAGCCGGAAGGCGGGGCTAGGAAGAAGTCATTCTGTGCCCGGATGTCCGGGATGAAAAAGAAGCTGACTTCAGCTAAGACCGCGAACGACCCGAACAGCCGAATCAATAAATCTTTGAGGGCTTGGAAATGTTAAAAGACCATATCGAACCAGACCTAATGGACAACATCTCCATCCTTGCGGGGTTGGGCGTTATTCTTGGATGGTTACCAAACGTGCTTTCTATTGTCACTATTGTGTGGTTCAGCATTCGTATCTGGGAATCCGATACGGTTCGTGGTTTGACCAACCGGAAGAAACCCGATGCCAGCCAAGAGTGAAAAGCAAGAGAAGTTTATGCAGGCTGTTGCCCACAACCCTGCATTCGCCAAGAAGGTTGGCGTGCCGGTAAAGGTGGGCAAAGAGTTCACGAAATCAGGAGGCGGTGAGATGAAAGAATCAAAAGCGATGGTCAAGAAGGAAGTATCTTTCATGAAGAAGAAGGGTGCTCCTAAGTCCATGATCAAGCATGAGATGAAAGAAGCTGGCATGAAGCCAAAAGCAAAATACATGTCGTTTACCGAAAAAGGTAAACCGGCTGGTATGAAGCCTGTTCAAATGGCCTCGGGCGGTCTGGCTGCTGGTCACAAGTCGGCTGATGGTATTGCTATGAAAGGCAAGACCAAGGGCAAAGAAGTCAAGATGGCTTTAGGCGGTGCTGCTATGGGCGCGGTTAGAAAAGCGGTAATGGGCGCGAAAAAAATGGGGCCGACTAATCCAAATGCGGTTAGGCCCGGATCAACACCTAGACCTAGACCTGTGCCTCCTCCACCCGGCTTAAGCCGCCCTCAAAATCCGTCTGCACCAACGCAGAGTCAGATGCAGGCCGCAGCAAGGCAGCAAGCGGCTAAACAAGCAGCGTCGAAATCAAACCCTCAAGCAGGTGCAGCGCTCGCATTTGCAGATTATCAAAAGCAAAGAGAGGCACAACAAAAGTTGGATGCAGCACGCCCGACGGGTAATGCCCCGATGGGCCAAGGTCCACAAACCGTAGCAAACTTGAAAAACAATATGCGTGAAATAAGTCCCGCAGATTTTAAAAAGGTTGTCGGCAAAAAAGCCGGTGGTCTGGCTGCTGATCACAAAGAAGCCGACGGTATTGCCAAGAAGGGCAAGACTAAAGCTATGCAGGTCAAGATGGCTGGCGGCGGCAAGACGAAGAAGTACTGCTAATTGGAGGGCGTAATGCCTAAGAAACGCTATAACGACGGTGGGATAACTCAGCAGCCTACGTACCCGTTTGGCACGAACGTACAAGCCACAGCTCCGGCTGATACATCAGGGGCTGGCGGCGTAAACCAGACGTTCAATATGCAGCCACAAGCAACTGCGCAGCCTGCCGCTCCTACTGGCGCTACATTTAAGAAGGGTGGCAAGGTTGGTTCGGCATCTAAGCGTGCAGACGGTATTGCTATGCGGGGTAAAACTCGTGGGAGGGTACGGTAATGACTAAGCAGGATAATCGTCGTCCAAAGGGCGACACTGGTGAAGCAGAGATCTACACGGCTGAAACAGGTACCCCACCGGTAGACCCAGATATGGGTTCGGTGAAAGGTGCCAAGCCGCTATCGATGCCTAAGCCTATGAAGAAAATGGCATCTGGGGGGTCTGCGTCTTCTCGTGCTGACGGCTGTGCTATGCGCGGTAAAACCAGAGGTAAGATCGTATGATGCCCTCACGTGGGATGGGTGCAGTTAATCCAGCCAAAATCCGAAAGATCAAGAAACGGGACGGCAATGAGCCCGTGACTGTCTATAAGGATGGCGGCAAGGTTAATGCTGCTGGTAACTACACCAAGCCCGGACTGCGTAAGAAGATTGTGTCTCAGGTAAAAGCCGCAGCAACTCATGGCACGGGTGCAGGTCAGTGGTCAGCCCGTAAAGCGCAGTTGGTAGCGAAGAAGTACAAAGCCGCTGGCGGCGGATACAAGGACTAGTATGAAAGCGCCGCAAAAGTCGCTTAAAAACTGGGGGGACCAGAAATGGCGTACCAAGAGCGGAAAACCTTCGTCCAAGACCGGAGAGAGGTATCTCCCGGAAAAGGCGATCAAGGCACTAAGCCCAGCCGAATATGCCGCCACAACGAAGGCAAAGCGGGCAGGGAAGAAAAGTGGCAAGCAATTCGTCGCGCAGCCAAAACGCATAGCGCAGAAGACCGCGAGGTTTAGATAATGGCCGTTACAACCAGCACAACAAGCTTTAACCCTGATCTCAACGAGATATTCGAAGAGGCGTTTGAGCGTTGCGGCTTGGAGTTGCGTACTGGTTATGATTTTCGTACCGCACGCCGGTCGCTGAACTTCCTGATCGGTGAATGGGCAAACCGTGGCATCAACCTGTGGACTATTGAGCAGGGACAGATTCCATTAGTGCAAGGACAGGTGACTTATGATCTACCTAGTGATACCGTTGATCTTCTGGAACATGTTATTCGCACTAATTCCGGACAGATTTCTAACCAAACCGACATCAACATCAGCCGCATAAGCGTCTCTACTTACGCGACTATCCCAAACAAGTTGACACAGGGGCGCCCGATTCAGGTTTGGGTAAACCGGCAAAGCGGGCAGACCACAGACTTACTGGGTGCTACACCAGCCTATCCGCAGATTAATGTGTGGCCTTCGCCAGATCAAGGTACGGCTTTGAACCCGTACTATGTATTCTATTACTGGCGGTTGAAGCGTATCTACGATGCCGGGGACGGCACCAACGTGGTCGATATTCCGTTTCGCTTCCAGAACTGCTTGGTGGCAGGATTGGCGTACATGATCGCGATGAAAAAAGATAATGTTTCGTTAGACAGATTAAACGTACTTAAATCACAGTACGACGAGGCTTGGGATTTTGCATCTGCGGAGGATAGAGAAAAAGCGCCGGATCGATTTGTGCCGCGTATGACTTTCTACAGGTGATGTATGCCAAGTAAGTACGCCAGTGGTAAGCACAGTATTGCGGAGTGTGATCGATGCGGCTTTCGGTTTAAGCTGAAAGAGCTGAAAAAGCTAACGATCAAGACCAAGCAGGTGTCGATCAAAGTTTGTAAGAATTGTTGGGAACCCGATCAGCCGCAACTAT